GGCGAAGACGCTTACAAGTTTCTTTGCGCTGCACTTGGTCATGGATTCAGTGGGATAGGCGTCAACCAGAAGGGTTCTGCGCGGTTCATACATCTGGATGATTTAACCAAAGATGAAGGCTGGACCCGACCGACGGTCTGGTCATACTGATGGAGCGGGTCGATGGAGAAATCAAAGTACCCATCGACTCACACAGAGGCGCTCCGCCTTGGCCTGACCTACTACTACACCGGCAAACCCTGTAAACACGGACACGTCTGCGAGCGATTCGCTAGCAGTCGAGCGTGTCGTCAGTGTGCCTACGCTCGCAACCGACGACGCACAGTCGAAGAAGACTACTGGATTGACTACGGCGACGAGGCGTACAGAGAGCGCAAGCGAGAAGCATCAAGGCGCTATTATCAGCGAAACAAAACCAAGTGGGACGGCCAACTCAGGAAGCGTCGCAAGCAAGAGAAGCTAGCCAGACGTGTGGCGACTGAGGCTGACAATCAAGCCATCAAACGCATGAAGCTAGAAGCTCAGATCCGCACAATCGACAGCGGTGTGAAGCACGAGGTTGATCATATTATTCCGCTGGTCCACGAAAAGGTGTGCGGATTATCTACCAGGCACAACTGCCAGGTGCTGACCAAGGCAGCCAACCGACGCAAGGGTGCAAGGTTTGATCAGGAAAAGCAGTCAAAGATTCAGATGCGCTTGATAAAAAAGCCCCCCGAAGGGGGCCATGAGGGAAACTAGCAAGGGGGTGAGAGAGTTGCTAGTGCTCTCAGTCTACCATCGGGCTGGACTGGAGTACACGAATGGATCGAGCGACTCCAGGTACGCGAGAGATGTATCCTCCCTGCGCAAGTTTGTTGATGAGATTGGTGACGCCCTGCTTTGAGCGTTCACCCGATGCCTCCATGATCTCGACAAAGTTTGGTGCATAGCCTTTGTCATCGATGTACTGGCGCATGAAGTCGAGCGCCTTTCTTTCTTTCTCAGTCATTCTTCCCCCTAATGAATTGATGTGGGTCGATGTTGTCCCAGATGAATTTTTTGAGTGCCTCTGTGTACGCGTCGTAAGTCATCGCCATGAACTCAGTCTGTTTATCTGACGGCACAAACAACTCCTGGAAGTCATCCGGCTTGCCTTCAATCTCAATCGTGATCTTCATGTGTTTTTCTCCTTTAGCTTGGCTTCAATAGCATCGGCAAAATAACCCCGATTAAAGTAGGTTTCGCCTGCACTATCTGTGTGATAACTTTTAACGCACAAGTCTTGTAACTCTTCTTGAGTCAGCCCAACCCACTTATGCTTTGGCACTTCCGCAGCGCCGTGATACTTGTCGTGATCTCCGCTCATGCCCACCTCCTACTAATAAACTCAACGCCTAGCTTGACGTTCCATTTGCTGTCAGACCACAGCGCCTCAGACAGTACACCTTGAGTGAGCTTTACTGAGCGACGCCTGTGCAGGCCATACTCGCCACGATTGTTACGCACCCAATGCTTCACAGTGTGTTCACTCTTATCGATCACCTTGGCGATCTCAGAGTAGGACACGTCCTCTTTGTACATGGCGACGATCACCTCGATTTGTTGCCTGGTCATACGAAATTGCCTACTGACACAGTCGCACTCTTTTTTCTGCAATCCATATTTTCCTCCCATGTGCCATAAAATCTTTCTGGGTCATTTAAACAGCTCGGCCATCCATCTAACCTTAGATAAAATCGATTTGCATAAGCTGGCCCGCGAACCCCGCACAATGACTCCTCAAGATAATACTCTCTCATTGGCACCTCATACTTATAGTGTCTGGACAAGCATGGCGTCGGCCAAAAACCAATCATAATTACCTCCTAGTACCAGTCGTCTTTCGTTGCGACTCGCGGCTTGATAATCGGATCATCCGACTTCATACCTTCTTCAATCGCTTGCAAAAAATCCTTGAAAACGTGGTAATAAATATAATTATCAGGTAATTGCTTGAGCTTAATTTTTGTTAGCTCACAGAACCATTGCTTGGTTTCTCCATTTTCATCGCAGTAGCAATCGCTTTCCAAGCTGCCCACACAGAACTCGATGTTATCAACGCGGGTCAAATAGTTGCCTTCCAATAAAATAAATTTGCTCATAGCTCCTCCACCTTCAGGGTCTTAGCTCTTTCCCAATGCTCTTCAACAGCAGGGATCTCTTTGGTTTGCGCCGGCTTTGCTTTGATGCGACGCACAGGCCAGGTGATCTTGTAACGTCCCGCGTTACAGATGTTTGCGTTCTTCTCTTTCATGTCGTTCATGATGTCGAGCTGTAGGTCAGTGACCAGTGCTTCATAGGCCTTCAGCTCGGTTCGCAAATGTGCTAACCGCTCAACCTTTTCTTGCAGCTCCTGGTCAGCATCCATCTCAACATTCTCAGGCGCGTCGCCTTTCATGTCAGCTGCTTCTGCTGCGCTCATGGCCGGATACCAATCCTCATCACGCACACGGCGTTCAAAGTCAGAGCAAGCCATGACAATTTTTTGTTGCATCTCTGGGTTTGCTTTGTACACATAAATGTACAACTCGACGCCTTGATACAGTGTTGCGATCACACCCCACTGTGCGCCGGTGCAAAGCATCTGACCTTGCAACTGAATTGGCCCACGGTAGGCATCAGGAACGTCCTTTGGGGCGACGCGGGTGAGCTTGGCTTCCAAGACACCTTTGCCTTCCAGGGTGATCGTACCTTCTGGGTTCATAACATATATGTTATTCGCCACGTCGGTGTTGATCACCAGGCCATCAGCGATTGCGCCGCCATCTAAGGACGCCTGGAGTATGTCCTTGTAAACGTAAGCCTCTGGATAGTCGAGCTTCAGTTTCTTCAGCCCGAGGCGCCGTGAAGCAGTGCGCAGGATCTGATCCTCAAATTCATTGCCCCAGTCTGCTGCCTCACCGATCTTGATCTCATAGTGATGCACGCCTTCTTTGCGAGCGCGGATCGTTTGATCTAGCTCATCGTTTGGTGTGGACCATGGGCTGAACCCCATGATATTTGGAAGACGGCTCGCGCTCATCTTCTGGATTGTGGTGACTTTACCTACCATCTGTGTAAATCCTCATCTGTTAGTGCGACCTTGGTATCCATCTGCGCTTGGCAATACTCCCAGATACGCGCCGGTACGCTGTATGACTCCATGCCATCGACATCGAGCAGCTCCATGCCAGGCATCTCTTCAGTGTCGTTGAGCGACGTTTCGCTGAATCGAATGTCGTATTCATTCCCCTCAAACTCGACGCGCTGGTAATAGATCTTGATCATTGATTATGCTCCTTGATTCGTTGTCCAATCCAACGCATGACTGGCACTGCCATGCTGTTACCCATCGCCTTGTATCGATGCGAGTCAGGCGTGGGCTTACCATTCCATCCGATGTCGGTGTGACCATCGGGGAAACCTTGCAGCCTTTCGGCTTCTGTTGGTGTGAGTCGGCGTACTTGCTTGTACGCAACGGCGACTTGATTGTCGCCCATGTTTGCCCTAAGAGTTGGGCTTTTCTGCTCAACGAAACGAGAAGGATTCCCCTCTCTTTTTGCTATTCCAGGCTCAAATCCATAAGCAACAAGCGCATCAACTTCTGAGTGTTGATTGCCGGTGCGTGAGTACGGCGGACCAGACGATGTGATTGTAGGCGCGACCTTGTTGGCATGAATCACCAAGTCAGTCGCGTCTTTGTAGTCACGCGCCTTCACTGTGTTGACAGTGCCGTCTATTTCGTAGTCTCCGAATCCACGCATCCTTGCAACGCTTTCTGCAGCGCCTCCGGTATGTTTTTCTTTCTGCGTTCGGCTCTGTTCAAAATCCCTGCCGCCGCAACTGGACTCAAATAATATCGAGGCAGGATCTCGCCAGTCTCCTGAAGAACATCCGACAAGGAACACTCTTCTGCGTCGCTGTGGGACTCCGAAGTTTTGAGCGTCCAACACTCGCCATGCGAAGCTATACTCGAGTTGAGCCATCGCCCCGAGGATGGAGCCAAAGTCCCGCCCTCCTCCTGATGACAAGACACCAGGCACGTTTTCCCAGATGAACCATCGAGGACGTAGTCGATCAACCATCCTGCAATAAGTGAGTGCAAGGTTCCCTCTTGAGTCTGAGAGGCCGTTTCTAAGCCCCGCCACGCTGAAAGACTGACAGGGAGTTCCTCCGACGAGAATGTCAATTGATCCTTGTTCATAATTCCAATCCTCAAATTTTGTCATGTCGCCGCAGTTGGGTACTGACGGCCAATGGTGTGCGAGAACAGCCGATGGAAACGGCTCAATCTCTGAAAAGAAAACTGGCTCAAAGCCAAGTGGCTCCCATGCCACACTTGCAGCTTCAACGCCAGAGCAAACGGAACCGTACCTCATAGCTTGAAATACCCCTTTGGAAAGATGCCCCAGTTGAACACCCGGCGCAGTAGTTTATCGACGACAAACCCGATCAGCATCATGCCGCCGTACAGACAGATGAACATGACAAGAAAAGAAAAGGCTTCAACGATGTTCATACAAACGCCTCCATGATCGTCTCAATGAGACGCTTCTCAATGCGCATCTTTGCGCCGTTGGGTGTGCGGATCGTGACGATACGTCCGCGATGTGAAAGGACTGTGCCGGTGATCTTGCCACCGGCCAGTGAGATTTTTGCTCCGATGTGTAGCTCCATGATTCCCCCTGGGGCCGCTTACGCGGCCTCCTTTGTGGCTTCCATCAACTCAGCGTTGCTCAAGTTATGAGCGGCGGCCTTGAAGCGATCCCTGGCCTTGAGCATATAATCGTTGAGCTTCCAGCAATGTTCCAAGCGAGCGTTACCATTACACGCCTGTTCCCACTCAGACTTCCAATTCTGATAATTGACCCAAGCGTTTTTAGCGTTTTGTAAATCAGTCATGTCGAATCTCCTCTCTGTTTCCCAATCGACAAGTCGAGGTTAGACCATAAGTTCAGGGAGTGTCAACACTTTTTATCTTGAGGGGTAACTTTTCTTTGATTAAGGTGTGCGATACGTAAACAAAGAGGATAACTATGGGCGCAATGTCCCGACGTAAGGGTGCGGCTTTTGAGAGAGAGATCGCTATTTTGATCCGAGATCATTTGGGGTTCGACTGTAAGCGCAACCTGGAGCAATACCAGCAGGGCGGTGACGATCTGTCTGGTGTGCCTGGTTGGAGTATCGAATGCAAAAGGTACGCGAGCTGCGTACCCTCGGACATCAAGACCTTCTGGCTTCAGTGTGAAGCACAAGCGGAGGCCAAGGGCTTGCAACCTGTTCTCTTTGTTCGACAAGACAGGAAACCGATCCAGGTGTTTATCAACTGGCTCGGTCCTGGTCATGACTGTTATGAGCGGCATGACATACGAAGCGTCGCAGAAATCAGCTTTGAGCTGTGGTGCGGCATCGTCAGAGAAACGCTCGAAGAGAGTGAGGAGAAATAGTATGAGTATGTTAGGACTTAGCGAATCAACTGCGGAGTACATCCGCTTCAAGCCATCAGTAAACCAGTGGTTAGTCGACGGTGACGAGATCGACCTCAAGGGATTGTTGATTGATCCTCAGAGCCTGAAAACTGGTTGGGGCAAGATCTCTGAGGGAATTGCACCGGAGTGGAACTGGGACGAACGTCCTGGAGTGAAGGGGCCAAAGCCAAGTGATGACCACAAGCGCGGATTTAGCGTCATGGTTTATCTCAAGGACAGCGGCTGGAGAGAATGGACCACAACAGGCAGTGGCCCCAAGATGGGACTCGAAGCTGTATGGCCTGCAATCCATAACGGCGCTGTAAGCAATGAAGGCAAGTGCGCCAAGGTGAAGTATAACGGGGCGACAGCACAAGCCATCGGCAAAGGCCAGACCCGTGTACCACAGTTTGAGCTAGTCGGATGGTCCGACAAGCCAGAGGAAGCGCAGGCTCCTGAACCTGCACCGCAACCAGAACCTCAGCCGGCACCTGCACCCCAGCCGGCATCTTCATCGGACGATGAAACCTGGGAGTTCTGATTTACAGCCCCCGGCAACGGGGGCATTTTTTTAGGGTGCATTTATGAACAAGTATGCAGATCACATCGCCGAGGTCGCTAAGGAGCTGTGGGGCGAACCCAATAAGAAATTATCCCACGGTAATCAGCTGCGGTTCGGCACATTCGGGTCGAAGTCTGTCGACACCAACAAAGGCACTTGGTTTGACCATGAGTCGCAGGAGTCTGGTGGATTCACTGACCTGTGCAAGATTGTTTACGGTGTCGCCAACGGAGAGCTGGCCGACTTCCTGGAGCAGAAGTTCGGCATCGAGAAGACTGTCTCAGTATCGCAAAAATACGATAGCGTCACGGCTTACGACTACATCGGTGACCATGGCGTCCTGGAGTACCAGGTCATCCGCACCGATTTTGCTGACGGCACAAAGACATTCAGACAGCAACGACCCGACGGCAAAGGCGGATGGATCAGGAACCTGAAAGATGTACGCAAGATCCCGTACAACCTGCCGGAGATCCTGCACTACAGCAAACGTGCTGTCTGGATTGTCGAAGGTGAGAAGTGTGTGGACCGGCTCAGAGAGCTTGGGATCGTTGCCACAACCAACAACGGTGGATCAGGCAACTGGACCGATGAGCATAGCCAGTGGCTGAAAGATCGAAAGGTCGTCGTCGTGCCAGACAATGATGCAGCAGGACAGAAGCACGCGGCCAAGGTCATCAACTCCCTGGTTGGCGTCGCAGAAGAGATCAAGTTACTCGACCTATCGAGCGAGCTCCCAGAGAAGGGAGACATCGTTGACTGGCTCGCAACCGGCAAGACCAAAGAGTCACTGGTCGCCAAGGCGAGAGCTGCAAAGAGCGTCTCAGAGAAGGTGGATGATCCAGGCGACATCGAGCAGGAGAAGCCTGAGATTTTTAAGGTCTTGGCGATGAAGGATCTCAAGTCAATGCCACCGATCCAGTGGGCAGTCAATGGACTGATCACGCGCACTGGTTTCAATGTGTTCTATGGTCCACCTGGATGCGGTAAGACGTTTGCACTCTTGGACATTGCTCTTTGCATCGCAACTGGTACTGAGTTTCATGGCATGACAACCACACAGTGTGCGGTTTTATACATCGCCGGCGAAGGATTAGGTGGTCTACCGAAGCGGATCTCGGCATGGACAGACAACCGCGGTGTGGGCATTAACGAGTCAGAGATTCCTTTCTATGTGTTACCCACAGCCGTGAACATGACGAACCCTGCGGATGAACAGAAGCTGCTTGCAACGATTGATGCGCTTGAAGAGCAGCACAACGTCAAGTTCGGGCAGGTGGTTATCGACACAGTGGCGAGAGCTCTACTGGGAGCTGATGAGAACTCAGCAACAGACATGGGTAAGTTTGTGAAGGCGTGTGACGCGATCCGAGAGCACACCGGAGGTGGAGTCTCGGCTGCGCACCACAGCGGAAAGGACACGTCCAAAGGCATGCGCGGCTCAACTGCGTTGATGGGCGCGGTCGACACCTCTGTGATCGTGAAGAAGTCAGACAGCATCATGACGCTGAGTATGGACAAGCAAAAGGACGCAGAGCCGATGCAAGACCTCTGTCTGGAGATGATCAGCACAGAGATTGGATTGATTGGCGGTGAAACGTCTGTGTACTTGCAGTGGATTTCACCTGACCAGGTGGCAGCGAACAAGGCGTCGCTCAATGAAACGCAGCTGAAGGCAATGAACTGTTTACGCGATGCAACGGACCAGAATGACGTGATCAATCCGGACGTGGCGAAGGACAGTTTTATCTATTGGATTGCTGAAAAAGAGGAGCTTGATCCGACTGATCGACGCACAAGAGAGCGTGGTCGGAAGGCGTGGACGAGGGCAATCAATGCGCTCGAAAGTGCGGACATACTGCTTGTCCGCAGCGGCTCCAGAAAAATGGAATGGGTGAAGGAAACGGACAAGGGTGGACAGCTTGCGGACAAAGGTGAAGATTATGAAAGCTAGCAATGACGCGGGCTGTAGCTTGGTGCGGACAGGTGCGGACAACCTGCGGACAAAAAGCGCCATGTACACTGCGTGCGGACGGACAGGACAGCTTTATATAAGCTGTCCGCTTGTCCGCAGTACATGTCCGCGAGTCGGAGAGGGGTGATGAGAGAGTTAAGATCTGAAGAAAAGATTGCTGTTGAGTCGTTCCATGCTGCTGAGGAGAGAATGAATCGAAAGTGGGGTTGGTATGCCTGGCAGAAGATGGCTCAACCTGAAACTGCAGCGAAGTATCGAATGGCGCGTCAGAAGTATATGGATGCGATGGATGGCGTTGGAGATTTGATCAAGTGTTGTCAGAACCTGGTCAAAGGGCTAAAGGTCATCGATGGGCAACTGCTTGAAGAGCGAGCGCCGGACGATGTCTTTTACCTGACGGCCAGGATCAACAAGAAGAATTATTACTTTGTGTCGGACCAGCTCGACATGCAGCGAGTGCTGCCATTGATGAAAGGTAAAGACCCGATAGTGTACACACTGGACGAGATCGTGCGCATCCTTGAAGCGGACAAGATCGAGGTGGCCGATGAGATTAAGAAACAGTTTCCTGGCGCATACGTCAGTTCAATAGAGTTCAAACACAACATGGAGCAGCTGGACGATGAAATCCCCTTTTAAAGACAAGCCAAACATTAGGCGCTACTCCATCATCCCAGCGCGAGCGATGCAGGACGAGAGGCTCACTGGGCCGCACATTAAGATCCTGGCGTGCCTTGGTATGTACACGAACAGTTACGGCGTGTGTTGGCCTTCTCAGACAACCATAGCGCGTCATCTTGGTGTGGGTCGCGTTTGGGTCTGTCGCACGATGCGAATCCTGAAGGAGCTAGGCTATGTCAGGCTGCTTGAGCCACGTCCGTATCCAAAGCACATCAAGCGACGCAGTCGCGGCAAGGTGAACCGATACCAGGTGCTGTGGGAAGGTAACGACCCGATCCCTACAAACGAGCAGTTCTGGGCGCCGTCTCGCATCATCTCTGACGATCCAGACGAGGAAATGAAGCCAAGCGAAACAGATATGCAGACAGGGGTTCAAGGGGATTCAAATACTGAATATCAATTACTAGCACACACGTTCAAGAAGGCGGTCGAGTCGACATCTGGCATCCATCGGCTGCCTGATCCGAGCTTCAAGGCAGCAAAAGTCCTTGCAGATCAAGGAGTTACGGTTGATCAGGTGCGTGAATACACTGTGTCGATGACCAAGGATGCGCTGCGCTCTGGACGCACGCCGCCGATCAATCTCGACCAGGTTGCGAAGTGGGCTGGGCTGTACAAAAAGTGAGCAATTGACATGAAGTTATCCACAGCAAAACGCGATCCCTTATATATCAATGACTTACCGCATTGCACCATGGCGCGTAATCCTTATTATGTTAAATTCCCGCACTGCACAATGGCTAGAACGCCCGCCAGCCCTGTGGATGACCGCGCTGTACAAAAAATGACCACCCTTGCCCCCCTACCCCCTGCGCGCTGTATAGGGGGAGGTCGCTCAAAATTTTTCAGAAATCCGCTGGAGGACATAACATGAAGGACATCATCAACCCAAACCACTATCAACGCGACGGCATGGAGTGCATCGACGCAATTGAGGCTGCTGTACAGAACCTAAGCGGCGCGGAGGCATACGCTACCGGGTCGGCCATTAAGTACCTGTGGCGCTGGAAAGAGAAAGGCGGCATAGATGATCTCAACAAGGCCAAGTGGTTTATCCAAAAGATGGTCGACCACCTGGAGGAGATCGAATATCAAGAGGAGCTACAGGCTGAGGCGACGCTCTTTGAGATTGCGAGGAAACTATGACCAAGAAGATCACAGTGCGCGAGGCGCGTAAGATACTCGCCATTGGCTCTGACGATGAGAAGGAAGCAGTCAAGCAGGAGCTGCAAGCGATCGCCGCGTCGAACGTGACTGATGTATTGCAGTGGACGCAGTCTGGAGGCATGGCACTCCTCGCGTCGAAAGATATTCCGCTGCACGTACAGAAGTCGATCAAGAAGGTGAAGGTCACGCCCAACCAGTATGGCAATGCGATTGAAGTTGAGATGCACGATAAGCTATCCGCTCTGCGGGTGCTGGCGCGTTATCACGGGCTGCACGAGCCGAACAGTGATTCGGACACAAGGCCAAGTATTTTGGGGATCAATTTAAAGGGTCCAGAAGTAACAACCTATGAGGTACTAGACGATGGCGAGAGCGAAACAAGCGACAGATCAGAGCCAGAGATCGACCCGACGCCGAAGGGCGCCGACGAACAAGAAGATCTCTTCTGACGAGGCGCTCGGCGGACTCAACCTAGATTTCTCTGGTGCGCCGACAACCTGGAAGTTTTTGCACGACGATTCGTTTGTGCGCGGCCTAATGGGTCCGGTAGGTTCCGGCAAGTCTTACGGTTGCGCAGCTGAGATCATGCTACGCGCCGTGAAGCAGCCGCCATCGCCAAAGGATGGCATCCGATACAGCAGATTCGTGATCGTGCGGAACTCATACCCAGAACTCAGGACCACAACCATCAAGACTTGGCTTGAGCTGTTCCCAGAGAACATCTGGGGGCCGATGCGCTGGTCGCCACCTATCTCGCACCACATCAAGCTACCGAGTCGCGGTGACGCAGCCGGCATTGACTGTGAAGTGATCTTCATGGCGCTCGATCAACCCAAGGATGTGCGCAAGCTGTTGTCGTTGGAATTGACCGGCGCCTGGGTGAATGAGGCCAGAGAGTTGCCGTTAGCTGTCGTACAAGGACTGACACACCGTGTGGGCCGCTATCCAACCAAAGGCAATGGCGGTTGCCCATGGCGCGGTATCTGGATGGATACAAACCCGATGGACGACGATCACTGGTGGCATCGCTTGGCGGAGAAAGAGCCGGTGCGTGGCAAGTACAAGTGGGAGTTCTTCAAACAGCCCGGCGGCGTGATGGAGGTGTCCAGTGCTGACCCAGACGGTATTCCTGCGGCAGGTAAGTTTTGGAAGGTCAGCCCCCAGGCTGAGAATATCAACAACCTACCGCCTGGCTACTACGATCAGCAGCTGGGTGGTAAGAACCTGGATTGGATTCGCTGCTATGCTGGCGGTCAGTATGTGTATGTACAGGAGGGGCGTCCGGTATGGCCTGAGTATGATGACTCGCTGATGTCCTGCGACGACATCCAGGTTGATCCGACACTGCCAATCCATGTCGGCCTCGACTTTGGTTTGACCCCTGCGGCGGTCTTTGGTCAGCGACTAGCCAATGGGCGATGGAATATATTCAGAGAGATCGTGACAGACGACATGGGGCTGGAGCGATTTGGCTTGATCCTCTTAAACGAGATCAATGTGCATTATAGCAAAAACGATATATTGGTCTGGGGTGACCCTGCCGGCTCAAAGCGTGATGAGATCTTTGAGGTGACTGCTTTCGATCACCTGAAGACGATTGGACTCAATGCTAGGCCGACGGCATCAAACGACTTCCAGGTACGCCGTGAAGCGGGAGCGATGCCTATGAACCGATTTATTGATAAGCGGGCTGGCTTGCAAGTGCATAAGGATTGTCAGCGGTTGCGTAAGTCTTTGGCCGGCGGTTATCACTTCAAGCGGGTCGCCATGTCTGGCGGCCAGGAAAGATTCCGAGATGCGCCGAACAAGAATGAGCACTCGCACGTTGGTGATGCTTTTGGGTATCTGCTGCTCGGTGGTGGGGAGCATCGGGTGATTACCCGTGGCTATGGCGGTCGTTACGGTGCAGCCGGAGCGAAGGGTCAGTATCAGGCGAACACAGACTTCTCGATATGGTGACGTGTGAGGATGTACATCGCTGGCTACAGGTGCCGAACGTGCGCGTCGTACCCTGCAATAGCTCTCAGTTTCAGCTGATGAAGTTGTACCCAGACGCAGAAAGGAACCGCAGGCTGCTGCCGACATACGATGAGCAGATCGATACCATTGGGCGCATGGGTTATGGGTGGACGGTGATCGGGGATGGTCGCTGCTTGGCGATGTTTGGTGTCATGCAGATGTATCCTGGTGTCGCTGAAGCATGGCTAATGGTAGATACATTAGGTATTAAAATGCGTAAAATGCAACTCACTAAAGGTGCTCGGCGGTTCTTTGATCATATTGGACCAGCCTTTGATTTACGGCGAGTGCATATTATGGTATCAGTAGCCCACAAAGAGGCTGTCGCCTGGGCGCGTCTATTGGACTTTGAGTTTGAGGCGACACTGAAACAACACGCCCCAGATGGGTCGAACAGTTTAGTGTATGCGAGGTTTTATGACTAATATGTTTAAGCCTTCTATGCCTGATACGTCAGCGCAGGAAGCGTCAATGAAGCGCCAGGAAGAATTACTGGATCAACAAGAGAAGCGGGTTGAGGCGGAAGAAGCTGAAGAGCGTCGCCGTCTAGCTGCAACAATGCGAGCGCGACGCACTGGCGGTATGCGCTCTTTACTGAGTCCAATGCGCTCAACGCCACAGATGGGATTATCAGGAGTGAATTATGAGTAACGCGCCGATTATTAGAGAGATTGCCCAGCCTATCAAGAATGTCATCTCTGGCAGTCCTCCAGTTCAGCAAACAGCAACTGTGCGCAAGCAAGCGCAAACGGCAGCCAAAGGCGTTGCTAGTGAGCGCCGCGAAGCGGTCGCTGCGGCAGCAGAAAGATCAGCCGCCGCTCGCGCAAGACGCGGACGCGGAGGTTATCGCTCACTATTGTCACGAGCGCGTGGCGGGATGAGTGGTGAGAATCAGTTGGCAAGAACTCTGGGCGGTACTGAGTAATGGCTGTCAACGCAGCAGGAAACTATGCGTAAGGAACATAAAAGCGAAAAGGGCGGATTGACTGAAGCAGGACGCCGTCACTTTGAAGCGAAAGATGGCGGCAACCTCAAGCGCCAGGTTAGTAGTGGCACAAACCCACGTCGCGTATCTTTTGCCGCGAGGTTTGCTGGCATGAATGCCAAGATGAAAAACGAGGACGGAAGCCCGACTCGATATGCTTTAGCGCTAAAGCGCTGGGGTTTTAAATCACCGGCAGAGGCTCGCGCCTTTGCGAATCGACATAAGGAGGCTTGATATGCCGATGACTGAGAAAGGATCAAAGATCAAGTCTGCGATGAAGCAGAAGTACGGTGCAAAGAAAGGCGAGAAAGTCTTTCACGCATCGAAGAACAAAGGCACCATCAAAGGTGTTGAGAAGAAAGGATACTAATCATGGCACGTATCACTCCTCAAGAAATCCTGAAGCGTCAGGAGAAAGCTGACGCACGTAAAGAAGAGTGGCGCACGATTTACGAGGAGTGCTATGAGTTTGCGCTTCCACAGCGCAACTTGTATTCCGGTTTCTATGAAGGCAAGACTCCTGGTCAAAACAAGATGACCCGCGTGTTCGACGCAACTGCGATCAATTCAACACAGCGCTTTGCCAATCGTATTCAGTCAGCGCTTTTCCCGCCGTATCGGTCTTGGTGTACGTTACAGCCAGGTGCTGATATTCCGCAAGATCGGAAGGCTGAGATCTCTGAGGCGCTAGAGGTGTATGCCGACAAAATGTTTGCCGTCATCCGGCAGACAAACTTTGATCTGGCGATCTCTGAGTTCCTGCTTGATCTATGCGTTGGCACTGCTGTCATGCTAGTACAGCCAGGTGATGACGATGCTCCGATTCGGTTTACGCCGGTGCCACAGTATCTTGTCTCACTAGAGGAAGGTCCACACGGCACAATCGATAACGTGTATCGGAAGATGCGACTGCGCGCTGAAGCGATACAGCGCCAGTGGCCTGATGCCGAGATCCCGCCAAGATTGCAGAAGATTGTTGAGGAAAAGCCGGAGACTGAGATCGATCTGATCGAGGCGACTGTCTTCAACGTCGATGAGAATATGTACTGCTACCACCTGATCTGGCCGAAAGACAAGTCTGAAGACGGCACAAAGTCAGTACAAGTAAACGCTGAGTTGGTCTATCGCACCATGGACGTATCACCCTGGATTGTCTCTCGATTCATGAAAGTGCCAGGCGAGGTCTATGGTCGCGGTCCACTGGTCACGGCAATCCCTGACATCAAGACGCTGAACAAGGTCAAAGAGCTGGTGCTGAAAAATGCATCGCTTGCCGTGTCGGGTGTTTATACAGCAGCTGATGATGGCGTGCTGAATCCACAGACAATCCGCATCGTGCCTGGTGCGATTATCCCTGTTGCCCGGAACGGGGGCGCACAGGGTGAGTCATTGCGTCCATTGCGATCTGCAACAGACTTCAACGTGTCGCAGTTGGTGATCAATGACTTGGTCATGAACATCAAGAAGATGCTGATGGACGACTCGCTGCCGCCAGACAATATGTCGGCTCGATCAGCGACAGAGATCGTGCAGCGCATGAAGGAGCTGTCTCAGAATCTAGGCTCGGCATATGGGCGATTAATTACTGAGGCCATGGGTCCACTGGTGCGGCGCATCCTGTATGTGATGGATGAGCGAGGGTTAATTGATCTGCCTCTCAAGGTTGATGGGCTAGAGGTCAGGATCACTCCGACATCGCCATTGGCGCAAGCGCAGAACATGGAAGATCTGGAGAAGGTGTTGCAGTTTGCTCAGATTGCACAGGCGGCTGGTCCAGTTGGTCAGGTCGCATTGAATCAAGACAACTTGATTGACTACATCGCTGAGAAGATGGGCGTGCCGCAGAGCATTCTCAATAACAGGCAGGAGCGTCAGCAGATTGCTGCTGAGATGCAACAGCAAATGATGGCGATGCAACAACAACCAGGAGCAATGCCACAGGAGGCATAAATGGAAGGATGGGAAGGCTTGAGAGAGGCCGACACCAGTACGCTTCCGGTCGATCAGAAGGGCCAGGATTTGGATACAAATTTTGTGCGCTGCTTTTCGACTGAGGCTGGGCAACAGGTTCTGGAATACTTGAGGGCTGTCACGATTGATGTGCCGTCATGGTATCCAGGTGAAGACCCGTCACACGGGTTTGCCAGGGAAGGACAAAATTCAATTGTCCGAGAAATTATCAAACGTATTGAGAGAGGACGTAGCGCATGAGCGACGCAGCCGAAAGCATTGAACAAACCGAAACAAAACAAGATTCGTTACTTTCAGTAGCACCAGAGCCATCCCCTGACGTAGAGCCAGAGGCCATGCCACACATGGAATCTGATGTGGTCGAACCAGTCGAGTCGGACTTTGAGTGGGGCGAGCGACCTGACTGGATGCCTGAACAGTATTGGTCATCAGATGACGGCCCTGACTTAGAAGGGCTGGCGAATGAATTGTCGGCAAAGACAAAATCTTATAACGAGCTACGCACAAAAATGTCACAGGGTAAGCACAAGGCTCCGAAGGATGGCAACTACGATATGTCTTTACTTGAAGGCGTACCGGATGATGATCCGCTGCTAAACGATTTTATGTCTTTTGCCAAAGAGAACGGCTTGAGTCAGGATCAGTTTGATCAAATTGCTCAGATGCATATGAAAAATGTCGGTGAGATGTTTGAAAACGTCGAAGTTGATGTACAGCGTGAGATGGACAAGCTTGGAAAGAACGCAGACAAGGTCATACAATCCACGTCTCAATGGCTTGGTAAGTTACAAACTTCTGGCGTCCTAACGTCTGAAGAAACAGAGGCGCTAGCCAATGCGGCGCAGTCTGCCGATTTTGTGCGTGCGCTTAACAAGATACGTGATTCCTATGGAGAGAAAGCGATCCCGGCAATTGACATTCAAGAGTCTGGCGCAATGAGTAAAGCGGATCTGGATGCGATGATAGCCGATCCCAGGTATGGCAAGGATATGCATTATACCCAGCAAGTCGAGCAAAAATTCATGGAGTTTTTTGGAGAGGCTTGATCCAAGGGGGCGCAAGCCCCTTTGTTTTTTCTGACAATCTGTTATATTCGCAGCAACCGACAACTCATATTCTTGAGCCGGCGACCTGATTACAACGGCCCATCAGGACAACCGTCACAGGTTTTACCATTTTAAATTTTTGAAAGAGGATAGAAACAATGGCAGTTTCAATTTCAAATGCCTTTGTCACGCTGTTCGACTCAGAGGTAAAACAGGCGTACCAGGGACAGCGTCTCCTGGCTGGTGTTACCCGTGAGCGTACAGGGGTCGAAGGCTCTACAGTTAAGTTCCCTAAGATTGGTAAGGGATCGGCAACTATTCGCGTTCCACAGACTGATGTGACTCCACTCAATGTTACTTACTCACAAGTGACTGCGACGATGGAAGACTACATTGCTGCGGAATACTCAGACATCTTCAACCAGCAGAAGGTCAACTTCAACGAGCGTCAAGAGCTTGTACAAGTTGTGTCTGGCGCAA